AATCCAGCTTCCAATTCCAGATTCACTGAACGACAGGACTACTGTTAACTGGACTAAAGATACAAATCCTACAATAGGTGCCGGCATCGAGCAGCTACTCAAGGGAAATAAGAATCTCGCGGGAAGCGATATAAGCAGCACCCTGTCAAACATCGGAAACGCAGTTAAGGACAATGGGATAGCCGCTCTCGCAGGAGGTGCTCTGGCTGGTGGCTTGAACGCTCTGACTTCAAATTTTCCGAGCGTCAATCAGGCACTTCAGCTCGGCGGCTTGGCTCAGAACCCGTTCATGACTATGTTGTTTCAGAACCCCGAGTACAAGACGCACTCGTTCTCTTGGACGCTTACACCTAGGAATGCTCAAGAGTCATCCATCATAGCGGACATAATAAAGACATTCAAGTCTAACATGCTCCCTACTCTATCGGGCGGCGGCCTGTTCTTTGGCTATCCAAATGTCGCGCTGATCAGCCTGCACCCAGCAGAAAAATTTCTGTATTCATTTAAGAGGTGCGCTATCTTGGGCGTGTCAGTTGACTTCACTCCAAATGGTCCGTCGTTCTTTCAAAAGGCTCCTGCGCCGACTCAGGTTATCCTGTCAGTTGCATTTCAAGAGATCGAGTACTGGACACAGGAGGCGGTCGCCGGCACTTCAGTCAGCAACGCGATACAGACCGGCTTGAACGCTATAGATAAGGCGTTTAGCGCTACTGTAAATCCATCAGATGGCAATCAGTCACCACTTCAGCAGATACCCGTAACTCCGGAAGGTACTCCTGGATATACGCCTGGAGCATAAAAATGGCACAGAGATATTTCGATAAGTTTCCACAGGTATACTATAGCAATAACATAGCAGTCAACATCACTGAGAGAGCTGCTGTTATGAGCAGCGTGCTGAATGACTCTACGACTTACTATAGCTATGACATCTCAAATGGCAAGAGACCGGACCAGTTCTCGGACTCTTACTACAACGACCAGTACATGAGCTGGCTTCTGTATCTGACGAACGACATAATTGATCCTTACTACGGCTGGTACCTCACGCAAGAACAGTTCAACGATCATCTGAAGAAGAAGTACAATACTCAGAGCGTCTCTACACTTCAGAACAAGATAGCGTTTTACAGAAACAACTGGTACAACGACGACACAATAACCCCCGTGGCTTATGCAGCTCTCCCAACCGAGCTTCATAAGTACTGGCAGCCCTACTACAATCCAAACAATGCAAAGATCATGGGCTACTTCAGAAAGCAGATAGACTGGACCATCAATACCAACTCGATAGTCTCGTATGCATGCAACGCCTCTTCATTCGTCAACAACGAGATCGTCACCGTGACGTTCGACAGCACTCACTCGGGAAGGGGACAGGTAGTCACCGCCAACTCGACTAACTTGGTTATCCAGCACACTTCCGGAACTACTCTAGCAAATCCTACTGTCGTCATCACTGGGTCTAGCTTCATCACTGGGAGCGAGAGCCTAGCCAACGTCGTGTTCACTCAGTCAACGAGCTTGGCGAACAACATTCCTTCTAACGAGGTAGTGTACTGGGACCCAGTTTCGATCTATGACTCCGAGAGAGAATCTAACGAGTCTAATAAGAGCATCAAGGTAATTGATAGAACTTACTCAGATCAGATAGCAAACGCCCTTAAGAAAGTGCTTGCATAATGGATTCAGTCAATCCCGGCGATATTGCCGTAACGACATTTACTATAAGTTCTGATAGGGGTTCGTTAGACCTGACGAGCTCGTTCTCTTCTGCATCCATATACGAGAGCATCTTCACTCCGGGAATAGTAGCCGACATCACGGTTCTAGATACCGATGACCTGCTGGGCAAGATGAAGCTATTCGGCGATGAGTCGGTCACAATCAACTTCACGACTCCGGGCGGAACAACCGCAAACTATAAGCTCGCAGTTCACAAGCTAGAAGAAGTTAAGACAGTTACTTCCTCTCTGAAGTCAAAGTCGTACGTGATAAAGCTGGTGTCAGAGGAGTCGCACTACGCGAAGAATAACTACGTACAGAAGAACTTCAACACTCAGATATCTTCTATGATAAAGACCATAGTGAAGGACTATCTTCACAGCTCTAAGAACGTCGATGCAGAAGATACCAAGGGCACTCAGAAGATTCTAATATCTCACCAGAACCCATACAAGGCTATCGATATGGTCAGGAGAAGGGCTATCTCCAGCGAGAACAAGTCATCGCTGTTCGTATTCTTTGAGACTAGAAGCGGCAGTGACCAGATATTCAAGTTCTCAACTATCGAGAAGCTGTTCAAGGGATCTGCTGTAAAGTCTTTCAAGCAGTCCGACGCCGTTTCTACGGATATATCTAATAAGTTCGACAATCAGATCATAGCGCTCGAGGTGCCGACTCAGTTCAACGCATCTGATAGGATCGCGACCGGCGGGGAGGTCAAGGTCTCTAGGTTTAACTTTCAGACCCATCAGTACATCTCCGAGAAGAAGACTCCCAAGCTCACCGACTACACTTCAGGCGGAAGCGGCGATCCCAACTCATCGACCTTTACCAGTAAGTACAGGCAGGCCGGCGCCGGTGCAAATCCTAACTTGCTTCTGATAGGTGAGGACACCTCGAAGCGCGCGAACACTCACATACCGACCAACACGGCAGACCAGCAGGCATATATAGCTTCGCTGATGCAGAACTCTGTAAAGATGAGAGTTCCGGGTGACTTGAACATAAAGGCAGGTGACGTCATCAATGCCGACATCCCTAACAAGAAGAGCACTACAGATAACTCGGCAAATGACCCGATCTTGTCCGGCAAGTTCTTGGTCTCCAGAATACATCATGAGATAGGTCCCAAGGGAGAGACCCCTCGCTATACTTGCGTTATAGAATGTTTGAAAGGTAATACGGAGCAAGGTGTATGACCGATCGTAATCTTGGTTTTTCATTTTCTTGGTGGATTGGTAAGGTCGTAAGCGTCAAGGACCCCGATCAGTCCGGACGCGTTCAAGTAAGAATCTTCGGCAGACACGATGACTTAAATGGAATCCCAGATGCCGATCTTCCTTGGGCGATGCCGCTTCAGCCGGTGACCTCGGCGGCCATCGGTAAGGTTGGGACGACTCCGCTGGGTCTTCTCAAGGACTCTAAGGTAGTTGGATTCTGGGCAGACGCTGACCAGCAATACCCAATTATCTTTGGTAGCTTTGGCAAGTCCGGAGATCCAATTCCGGGACAGAATGCAGATGGCTCCTTGGCAATAGACATCAAGACCGGCTCCATTCCAGCTCCTGCAGTTAACCAGAGCGATCCCGTAGAATGGAACGCCTTCAGCAAGCTGTATCCAGCAAGAGTCGACATTAACCAGATCAACAATCAAGGTGCCGATCCGACTATCGGCAAGTTCACAATTCAAACTGGGATAGTGAACAAGAAAGAAGTTGACAAGAAGCTCAAGGAGCCGACGAAGCCCACGACGGCGTCTGTCGATAAGAATGATACCAAGGACATTATCGACAACATCAAGAGCGTCGATCCCACTGGGCTGAGCAGGTCACTTCCTGGAATGACCGATGGCTTTAAGACCGTTCGCGACGTTATGTCTCTCACGAGCATCGGCGGGTTGACTAACATGCTTACCGGCTCGCTCACCAACGTGATCAAGAATCTAGCTGGGACTATGGGTATAGGTAACGCTCTCGGGATGATGAACGGCGCCCTTCAGTCCGGCAACATTACCGGTATAGCTCAGTCGGCGCTGAAGCTCGCAGTAGCGGCGGTGACCGTAGAAGCTGCTCTTAACAATGGCATAGTCTCTAAGAGCGCGCCTCCGGTCATTCCAACTGTGAATCCAGCAAAGGGAAGACCGCCGGCATCTCAGATAGTTACTACGGTGCCACCGAATTACGTGCAACAGTACTATACAGTTCAGACTGATCCATATCCGGGTTACATACAGTACATGGATCCAAAGACGAAGGCGGTAGTCTATACTCTGAGAGGTACTCAGCCTCTCTATGCCAGCGCTCAAGATCACATCATGGCCAACGGGACCAGTAGCATTCAGAACGCTCTGATAGCGGTCACTGCTGGAAATGCAGTGAGTAAGCTGCTCGGCGGCGGGAGCTCTCAAATAGGATCCGCGGCCAGCCTAGTCGCCGGTCTGGCTTCTGGCAACGCGATATCTGCAGCCATCAACGGCGGCCTCGCAGGAATAGCGGCTCAGGGAATATCCAGCGTCTTGGGACACGGGATAAATCTCAACAACATCCTGTCAAATGTCTCGAGTCTTCTTCCAAACATAGCAAAGAACATAACTGGACTTATGAGCGGTCACCTTCCATCATCCGTGTTGAATGCAGGAAGCATCGGCAACGCTATGAGTGACTTCACTAAGAATCAAGCCCTGCTCTCGGTCAAGAAAGACAGCATGGCGTCTGCACTCGCCCCTCAGGATCCGGACGCGGCCCTCAAGGCAGCGAACGCTAGACTTGCGGCTTCCGAGATAGCAAAGAACGGTCCGGCTCCTGGATCGTCAGAAGTGATAAATTATAACGGAGAGAACTACAAGGTAACTTACACAGCCACCGGCTCTAACATTGTGAAGCAATAATGGCATACGATCCTAATCAAGCCCATCCAAAGATTGACTACAAGGGAACATATCCCAACATGCACGTTACTCAGCGCGCTGATGGGAGCCAAGAGATAAGAAGCTTAGAACCTGGAAATGAGTCCTACTTCGAGGTACAGGCATCCGGCAGCTATACCGGCCACGGCCCCAACGGCGAGGAGGTCTCAGTTACCGTCAGTAAGAAGCACCACTACGTCGCCGACGGACATTCGACTACTGTAGACGGACACCACGATCAGAAGATAAGTGGGTCGAAGAGAGCTACCGTGAGTCAGGGTAACTACGCCGAGATCGGCGGCAACCACTATCACGGGTCCGGCGGGGTGAGCATCAGTGGATCACACGACTCGCACATCCACAGCACGCCGAGCGGCGATCACTTCAATACCACTGAGGGAAACATCGTAACTGACCACACCGGCAGCGTCCATCACAACATAACCGGCGACTACATTAAGCAGGTGACGGGCCATAAAGTTGAGATGATCACCGGCGAGTATGGAATAAATAACCAGAACGGTAACTTTGACGTTCAAGTCGATAATGGCAAGTTGAGATTAAAGGCTACTTCTGACGTACTGATAAACAGCGACAGTAGCATAACTCTTCAAGTTGGTGGATCAAAGATAGTCATCACACCGAGTGATATCACGATCTATGCGGCTGGAAGGTTGAACCTGCAGGCAGCTCAGAACGTCATCACCAAAGGATCGCAGACGGATCTGCAAGGCGGCGGCCCAGTAGGCGTGCCGGTAACGATAAGGTAGTCAGATGGTCTCTAGGGCAGATAAGATAACTCAGGTAAGTAAGAGCAGCGATCGCTACAGCGACTTTCTCAACAACTTTACCAGACACCCTCTCGACAGCTCTCTCGCAAGAATCACAAACGAGGCTTCTGTAAAGCAGTCGATCCGCAACCTGATACTAACCAACAGGGGCGAGAGACTGTTCCAGCCGAACGTCGGCTCTGACATCCACAGAACTCTGTTTGAGCCGCTCACCGCGGTCACTGCTCAGGACATAACCAACTACATCACTAAGACTATACAGTACAATGAGCCGAGGGCAAATCTGCTGAACGTTAGAGTGTATCAGGGAGCTAATGAGAACTCCATCAACGTTACGATCGTATTTTCATTGATAAATAGTAATAATCCTACCAGTCTAGACGTGATACTTAAGAGAGTAAGATAAAAATGGCTTCAAGCTCAGTAGACTTTACAACGCTGGACTTCGACACTCTCAAGAGTAGCTTGAAGACCTACCTCAAGACCCAGTCTAACTTTACGGACTTTGACTTCGAGGGATCCAACATCAATGTTCTTCTCGACATCTTGGCTTACAACACGTACTTGAATTCTTTCTATACGAACATGGCCATATCTGAGTCATTCCTTGACAGCGCGAGGCTGAGGAACTCGGTCGTGTCTCACGCGAAAGAGCTGAACTACCTGCCAAGCTCAGCGAAGTCGCCCGAGGCTCTGCTAAACTT